TCAAAATCCAATTTAGCCAGTAATACGTCTGGCAACTCTTTTTTGATAAAATCAAATGCTTCCATAATTAAAACAATTTTGTTAATACAATTACATATTTAATACAACATACTTTCCTGGGATGGAAGATCGGCGCAAGCGGCGGTCACATTCATGGCCAAAAGCCACAAGCACCGAGCCAAAGAACGGGGAGCCGGTGGTGCCATCAGGTGTAATGAACTTGATGCGATGACGCATGAAGAGCATCGAGGTGGCACGAGCAAAAACGACTTCCTGGAACAGCAGATTATCCACCTGATTCTTCAGCAATGCGATACCATTGCCATGCTCTGCCAGCTTCTCAACAAACGGACGCAGCAGCGGACGGCTATAAGGTGGGTTCATAAACACAACAGCAGCGTCCGGCCACGTCTGACTCAATCCATCCTGCTCCTTATTAAACGACAACGGCGCAATCTCGTATGGAGGCTGCATAGGCGCACATGGATCAAGGTCAAACGGGCCGAGTTCGTCCACAACCCAACGAGGGGTGTACCACTCATCGGAGCTGACTACTGGATTTTGCTGTGTTCTGTTTGCCATTATTCAGGTTTTTCTTCTCGGTAAAATTTCTTGATACTTTCTTTCCAAACGACCTTAAACTCATACTCGTTTGATAGCTTTTCGACATGCTGCATGAATCGGTCACACTCATTCCAATCATACCGTTTGGCAGAGTAGGGCGACAGGAGACCAATGCGAAACTCACGGCATACATCCTTTACGGTCTCAATGATAGCCAACGATATAGCAAAGTCAATAACTGGCTCCATCGAGGCCCAGCACTTGAAATTCATGCTCTCCAGCATGATCATTGCCACCTGGCGGTTACTGTTCTTTGGAGCGTTTGGCTCCATATAATCAAAACCTGTCAATGTAAAGCCGATATGCAGATAATATCGGTACGGAAAGAGCTGCTGGATAATCTCAGTATTCTGTACCCACCATGTCGCTTTCGTGAGAATATACACCGGCACATGGTGCTCCATGGCATAGATAGCACACTTGATGGTCAGTGCATACGTCTCACGAAGCATTGGGTCGGTACTGAAAGAGAAGAAAATGCCACCATCAGCCCTAAACAGCTCATGGTAAGCATCCACTTCCATACAGAAGCGTCGGTAAGCCTTCTCTTCCGTACCACCCACTTTTTTCTCTATCTCAGGCACAGCACCGCCGAGCTGCTTTGCCATCGGGCCACGACGGAGATAGCAATAGGTACACTGATGGACGCATCCCTTATAGAGATTGCATCCCCAGACAGCATACTCCTGTGCAGGGCCTTCAGGCTTGTATATCGCAGTGTGGGCGAGTGGTCGTTTCATTGCTTATTTATCATAATTATAATTATAGTAATTTAATTCTCAGTCTTATTGCAGACGAAAGCGAGGGCTTGTTTCAGGGTTCCCGTAGCGGTTTCCCATTGACGCTGAATGTCATTGATGGCCCGTTTTGACTCATACTTGATATCCGCAATTTTTTTACGGCTGTTGATGTCATTCGTCTGCATTTCGTAATCGAGATTGTGAATCTCGTTACGCAGTGTCAGTGTTCGCTCACGCTCATCTGTATTGCCACCAGTCGGCAGTTGAGAGCGTTTCAGATCAATCAGGCAGATTATACGGTTACGTTCCACCTTTTGCTCAGTTCTGATGTTAAAGATAGCCGTCTCTTGTTGATGACGCAGTTCGTCGATGTGCTCATCACGCCAGATACGGACTTTCCCAAACCATGCTCTGACCTCTTCCTCTGTGAGCAACTTCAGCTCTTCCAGGGGGGGTAATTCAAAGTTTTTTCCATGAAAATTTACTTTTAAGTTAAAAAAATATGAATTATTACACTAAAGTCGCGCTTTCGCCACCATAAACGCGCATCTGGGGCAGAATGGCATCGTGAATCTGCTGTGCAGCGATCTGTGCATTGGGATGTGGCTTACCTGTCTCACCAGTCAGACGCAAGCGCATAATGGCTTTCCACTCGAAGACATTGTAGGTATAGGCCACACGGGTAGCCGTATCAAGAGCCAGGAAACCACGCGCATCCTGTGCAGGCAGTCCGAGGCGAAGCCCCAGCTTATATGCCCACTCGCTACACTTCCAGAACGTGCGGGCCATCAGTTTCTTCGTCCAGTGAGCACAGTTATACCAATGAGGCAGACAGATGGTGATGCCACCCTTTTTGCCGAAGTTGACATAGCGGGTGCTCTGCTCCGCAATGTTGTTAGGCGAAGTGCGGTTCAGTTCGCGGCTGGTACTGATCTGTGTTGTCACACACACCGTATAACGAACCAGAGCCAATGCCGTGACAAAGTTCAGTTCATTGGCCTTGCCTACAAACTGCTGGAGTGTCACCTCGTAAGGCACCAGCTGTGACTCAATGCGAGGGTTATCCATGAGATACTGAAGGTTGGTAGATACAAAGTAGTTGCGCGTCTTAGCCTTCTTATCCTTGTGATAAACGATGCCCACATAGGGCGAGTTATTCAGGGCCGTAAACATCCACAACGGGAAATGTTCTTTATCGGCTTCCTCAGAGTGCTGCACGTTAGGCACCACGAAATAGCGTGAGCCATGCCGGAACATCGAGAGGTGATTACGTTTCTTCAGCATTTCGCAAAAGTCCTCGGCACTCTTCTGCCCACCTTCAGAGGCATAGCACAGACGGGCAGCACGAGCCACCTGTTCCTGCCACTGCTCTGGCGCAGGCCATAATTCTACTGATGGTTTGATGAGATACATATTGTTAATACCTTAATGTGATTCCTGCTTCCTTGCAACGGGCAAAGAAGTAATTGATTGATATAGTCGTTGGATTACTGTTATACTCAAACTTCTTTTGACAGTCAGAAGCATTGTACTTATTGCTGATGGCCGACACGCGATGAAAGAACTGACTGCCCCAAGGCTCCGGCAGACATGCCAGCGACATGCCTATGCGGATCCATACATCATAGTCATTGGTGATATCGGTATGCGTCGTTTCGAGCTTCTGCACCAGGATCTCCACCTTTTGCACCAGTTCGTCGGATGTCTCACTACGCTGTGTATATACAGCGGCCTTGGGTGCCAGCATCTGCTCGCCGAGGTCCACCCCTGAATAGGGAATAGCGTTGTTATTGATAAACGGCTTATCATCGTAGGACGCGAAACGGATGCGCGTCACATCGGCACACTTACGGTCGATGACGATGCCCAAGGCTGCATACTCGCGGAGCAAGGCCGCAAACTGCTGACGATGATACTGAGGATAAGCCAGCGGAATGAGCACGAAGTAACCTGTGCCAGAACACGACTTCATGCACAGTGCCACCTCTGGCCGATGGCGCAATGTGCGCAGGATAACCTTCATATCCTGGAGCGACTGGTTATCCTGGCGGTCGATGTCGATACACAGGAAACCCGTATGCTGCAAGAGGTGTGCCTGACGGCGTGACACCATTTCCCTGACGATGAACTTCTCACCTGTACGATGATTGGTTTTCTCAACGTCCACCTCGCGCAGTTCAAAGAGGCCCGACAGGGTGGCACCAGGCAGCAGCGTCTTCATTTCGCGGTAGTCATCACGCGCCTTGGCCGCTTTCTCGCCATACTCTGCCACCATAGCGCGAAGCTGATCAACCACTGGCTTCCAGCGGTCGGTCAGACAGAACTCGCGGATAGTCATCTGCTGGATAATCTCGCCCGTCTCGCGGTCAACGAAACGGCCACAGTTATCGTGGGAGTCGCTATATACAGAACAGAGTTGGTCAAACATACTTTTCTTTTTAGCGGCGGTAGTGTGGATGTATGGTCGCCCAGAACCATTCCACGAGGATATTCAGGACCCATGCGGCAAAGAATCCAGCCAGCAGCAGGAAGAATCCCTGCCAAAACAGACACGAGAGACCGTACAATATGGCGGTGATGGCCACTTGCGCCATGATCTCGATGCGATAGTCCTTTTTGAAGTAGTTTTTACGCCACTTCCATTCCTTTTCCGGCGACTGGTCTTTGTAATACTGCCACGACACCATGCCGGCAGTCATCATGCAACCGATGAACATGCCAACAGGTAGTGGCCAGCCCCCAACGAGGGGAGCCAGCCACAGCGCACAACTCACCAGTGCGCTTACAAGGACCCAATTCAGGATGACGAAATATACTTTCATACCTTATATATTATTATGGTTTTAATCAGTTCTTAGTCTGATTTTCGATGCAAAAATAAGAAACTTTCTTGAATTGACAAAATATAATTCGGGTTTTATTCTTATTTCCCCCAAAATTTAACACTTTTATGAGGGTTTTATTCTGTTTTCGCCCGATTTCTCCCCTCTCAGTGACAAAACCACCCTCAAACCCTAAAATAACTTTTTGCAGCCACATCCACCGCGAAGCCTAATGTCATTTTCGGGGAAAAAAGTTTTTTAAGGATGAGAAAAGTTTGAAAAAGGATGAAAACACTTAGTGCTAACTTGTTGATTCTCATACCTAATACTAATGTAAAAAGTTATTTTTACCTCTTTTTTACAAACTATTACGCATACAGGAGAAAAACAGAAATATGGAATTAGAACGAAAAAATCCCGTTTTCTCCGCTTAACTGCCCTCCCCCGTTCCTCCACAACTCATTGATTATCAAAAGAGAAAGCAGAGCTTTCGCATTATTGCTCATTACCTTTTAAGGTGCGGAAAATTGAGAATTATCGAGAAAGAATTTTCGCAAAATAATAGAGAGGGTACGCCAGAAAATGACTTTTTCAACTTTTTGGAGCCTAAAAAGCGGCCAGAAAGTAGTATCTAAGGGCGTTTCAGGGAATGATAGTGCCAACACTTGCTCATCCTTTGACCGCCACTGAGGGGTGCGGGGATAGCCAGGAAGACCCAGCGGATAAACCGCTGGGAACAATACCGACAGGAGCGCGAAAATAATTAGAAAATAATCGCCAGAATATTTGGTCATGTCGCGGAAAATTCGTAAATTTGCAGCGTAATTAAATTGGGGTAATATGTGCTTAAAATCACATATATAAAAGCTGTGATATTACCCCAAGAGCGGAGCCGGCGCGAGATTCTGATTACCTTCAGCGCGAGAATAACCCACGCCTTTAATTACACAGGCGGTGGCCACGCTTCACAGCGTGACCACCGAAAAATTACATAAACAGTATGTAGTACAAGAATCAATGTCAATAGTTACCAGCCGAGAACGGCTGGCACGGTGGCTTAGTGGAGATTAGCCCTTACGCCACAGACGATCGCCGGAGTTACGACGCATGAATGCGGCACCGTCGGCAGACTCCTGAGTGACGCTTCCACGTCCGAATTTGTTGACGTGTAGGCCATTCTTCTGGAGTAGCAACATCATAGCCGTAAACTCTGCCATCGTATCACGGAAGCCCTGGATGTCATCAGAGGTGAGCATATTATCACCCGCTACTGAAGCATCGGGCACCGTGAAGTCGGACAGGTTGCCATCGTCATAAGTGCGGAATCCACGCCCTGAGAAGTTTTTGTCGAACTTCACAATCTCATTGATAAGGTCAGGACGCGCCATTTGCATGGCCGCTGTTGTTTCCCTACCAATTACCATTTCAGGGCCTTTCTCGCCCACAATAGACGGCTGGCCGTTGACCATGGTAGCGATAGGCTGTGTAACAATGCCCGTCTGAAGTTTACCTACCTGTTTAGCGTTATACACCTTGCCATCTGTACCGAGGACAGGGCTTGTAGTGTCGCCGGATGGAGTTGAACCGCCACCGACAGACTGCACGTTACCACCGTCGTATGTCAGCATACCCGTGGCCAGCTTCACGTTAGGACCAGAATCAGCACCGCCACTGTCACTACCGCCAAAGGCAGCAGAGATAGCCCATGAGAGCAAGCCCATCAGCAAGGCCGTGATAACAGCGATGAGAGGAATACCCCAGAAGCCCAAGGTGCCAATGATCTTAGCAGCACCACCGGCAATACCGAGTCCCACCTTACCCGTTGTGGTCGTAGCTTCCTCAGACAGTTCGGCAGCGTTAGATGTCGAGTGCTGTGTGAGACGTGCAGTGTCACCCGTCTGCTGTGCTGTCAGCATGAGAGCCTGATACATCTGTTGTATCTGGAGCAATGTCTGCTGATGCAGCGTTTCGTCGGCTTCCTCCTGACGATGATACAGCTGCTTGGTGACGCGGCGTGTCAGGTCTTCGGCCATCAGCTGAAGCGTCATTTTGGCGTAGGCTTTGAGCATGGTCTTAGCCATGTTCTTCATCTTCTCGTTAGAATCCTCCGCATCATCAGAGAGGCTTTCCAGGTACTCCCCTACCCCTTCGGCAAAGGTTGCCATCGGTTCGCTGAATGACTGCAACAGTTGGACACGCTCATTGAACTTAGCGGCCACCTTATCGGCCATGGCCGTCTGTGCCTCCATCATCTGACGTTTGGCATCAGTCAACTGCTGTTCGCTGATCTTATCCTGGTCACGGAGCGACTTCATTTCCTGATAGTAGAGACGGGCCTTTTCCGACAACAGGCGATAGCGCAATATCTCTGGGTCAGAATCCATATTCCAGGACATTCCCAGCTGCTGTGTGAAGTTCTTATCAGAGCCGAAACGCTGCTGGTCGCTATTGATAGTCGAAAGATCCTGTGTGGCTTTGTCGATGCCCTGAATGTCAGGACGGTTGTTAAACACGAAGTCAGCACGGCGTTTTGCTTCGTCGTAGGCTTTCTTCTGGGCATCGGTGTAAGCGTCGGACATTTCGATGAGCTTCTGATAGAACACTTGCCACTGCTGCAAATCCATATTCAGCATAGACTCCAGGGCAGAGCCGGACAATGTGCCATTGTAATCCTCGCCAAAAAGTAACGTAAGCATTGCCTTCTGGCCGTCCTCGGTAGAGACATCAGCAGCAAAGACATCCACGATGTGCTCACGGGCTTTCAAAAAAGCCTGTTGCCACAACTGAGAGCGATTATTAACGAAGTTTTGAATGTCCTCAGACTTACCTTCCTGAGACCATTGCATCAGTTGTTGCGACTGGTTGGAAGTCAGCTCGGCCACACCCAACTGCTCCATCTGACCCTCATAGTCACGGTTTACTTTGCCGGTATAATTCTTTTCCAACAACACCTTTTGGCGGGCCTGGTATGCCGTATTTGCCTGTTTAGCATTGGCCAACTCATTCTCAGTAGCCTTACGCCATATCTGATCGAGCAATACGGAACCATTCTGCCCCAGCTCCTTAGAGAGCGTTTCAATCATCTTTTTCAGCTGGTCGATGTCATTGTGAATGATATTGTCGAGCAACTTCGTTGACTGGTTGGTGCCATCGGCAGAAAGCGGCTCGTAGAGATCATCCATCATCGACTGACGGAAATCAGCCCATTCGTTTTCTGTGCCGGCAATAGCCTGGCGAACATTGGCCAATGCGCTATTCATGCGTACCGTCATACCATCCACGAGTTTTTTCTGAAGCTCTGAATCCATGCCGGTACGGGTAGCCATTTCCGTAATGGCAGCAATCTGACGCTCGTAGTAGTTCTTTACATTGTCGATGATAGCCTTGGCCTTATCCTGTTCCTCGCGCATTTCAGCACGAAGAGCCTTGCGGCGGGCTGCTTCCTCTGCACGGCGACGCTTCTCAGCTTCTTTGTCAGCAGCATCATTAGTCAGTTCGCCTGGAGTCTCAGCAAACGGATCGTAGTCGCCGATGAGCGGGTCAAGAGCTGCATCAATACTCTTTTTCGTCTTGTTATACTCCTGCCAGGCATCCACATATTCACGAATAGCCTTACCGTAAGCTGCTACGTTATGCTCAGTACCAGCCATATCGGTAAACACCGAATAGTCGTTATTAAAGCCACTTCTACCATCAGTACGCCTACCGAAACGGCTCTGCACCATGTCAGAATAGATGGAAACCCAGTTTACACTACCATAAGTGTTCTGATGCTGGTTTATCTGATCTTCAAGCCATTTGGTATCGTAGGCAGCAAAAGAGCCATCACGCGAATTATTTACCGTCAAGTCAGAGAAAGCACGAGCCTTTTTGCCCAACTCTCCTGCCTTATCGCCCAACTCCTGATCGTAAGCGCGTTGCTTCGTCTGGTAATATATTTTTTTGCGCAGTTCATCATTCAAGAGCGCGTAATGCTTACGCAAGTCATCCACCGAATTGACCTCGATGCCGAGTTTATTCAGATAGGTGCCGTAGGTACGGTTAAACTGTCTCAGGATGCGCTCACGCTGTGCCTGTGACGTGTTCGCGTCTTCCAGGACACGCTTATAGGATTCCAGTTTACGAGTCTCTTTGTCGATCTCAGCAGCAGCCTCCTTGATGTACTCGTTCATCGTCTTCTGCTTGTTGGCAGCATCATCGGCAGCATTGCCATAGTTTGTTAGCCAAACGACGGCAGAAGCTATTAGGGAGATTATCAGTCCGAAGATGTTAGCCTTCATAGCCGTGTTAAGGCCCTGCTGTGCCACCATAGCACCGATAATGGCAGTCTTCATTGCCACGAAGCCACGATAGAGAGCCATCACGCCCATATAAGCACCCTTGAACAACAGGAACTGGATAAGCGTAGGCAACAGAACCACCAGCAGCTTCACGGCAGCAATAATCATTGTCAGCACGAGTCTTATTTGACCCATATAGAGAGCCGAAGAGGTCAGCTTTTGGCTCATATCATACCAAGCCTGCGACAGCTCCTTCACGGTGTCAACACCCTCTGGGTTCACGAATGTTCTTACCCAAAGTTGGTTGGCACGGTCAAGAATGGCATTAGCCGTTTCCTGCTTCATGGCATACTCAGTAGTCAACGATGTTGCCTCTTCAAAAGCCTCGTTAGCTTCCTCTACATGTGCGCGTACAGTATCTACATTCTTCGACATGGTGGCCATCACACCTATCAAGCGTTGACCCTCAGAACCAAGATCTTTCCAGATGTTACCCAGCGCATTCATGTTACCCTTATCACGCATCTTTTCCATGATTTGCAGAATGGCCTCCATAGCCTTACCCTGTGAGAAAAGGTTATTGATAGTACCTTTCTCCATGTTCAGCTGCTGCTCAATCAGATTGTGATTGGTCTGCAAAGACGTGAAGAGTTTACCAAAGGCCGTGGCTGCAACTTCAGGAGCCTGCCCTAAAGCATCCGCTGCACTTCCCAATGCCAAAAGCTCCGGCGTAGTAATTCCTGTAATACGCGACAAACCAGTAAGGCGTTTCGAGAAGTCCACGATATGCGTACCACTGGCAGTAGAAGTGGCCGCAAGCTGGTTAATGGCAGAGCCTACAGACAGCATGGACTTTTCGACACCGAGTTTCGGAATGAGGCCCATCGTATCAATGAGCTTTGAAATCTGCAAGAGGCTGTCTTCGCCGAGGTCATCGGAAAGAGCCACCTTAACTTGATCGGCAGCACGGACAAATTCGACCATGCCTTCCACACCGTATTTTCCAAATCCCATTTTACCGCCTTGGTACGCCAAATCTGACAATTCCTGAATGCTTGTGCGCGTATCAAGTTTTGCTATGCTTTCAGCCAGTTCGTTCACATCCTTAGTGGCCAGTCCAGTCACCTTACGGATGTCTGCCAACTGGTCGGAGTAAGCCAGGTTACTACGGAGCATTTCTTGGAGCTTCTGCTGTGCCATCGAGAAGAGCTGGAACACTCCGAAGTACATGGAGATATTTCTAAACGTCGTACTCCATGCAGAAGCCTGATTATTGATAGAGCGCGTAACACTGTCTATCTCACCACGAATCTTTTGTAGTTGCTTCTGGCGATCCTTATATTTTGCATCCTCACGATTCAGTTTCACCATTTCCTCTTCCAACTGCTTTGCAGCCTTACGAAGATTCTCCAATGGCTCTTTTTTGAGGTTACGCATCACTTTGTCGATGTCAACGGCTTCACGGTCCACACCTTCGAGAGCCGTTTTCAGCTGCTTTGCCCAAGTAACCCACTTCTGACGGTTTGGGTCGTTTGCAGCCATCTTATCCAGTTGGTTACGACATTGCTCCAAACCCTTACGGAGCTGTTCAGGAGAGGCGTTAGCCAGACTACCAACCAATTTAGTGATATCCTGCTCTATCTCCTGCACGGTCGGCTCAATCTGTTTCTCCTTACCGGCAATAACATCCAACTGCTCATCACATTTCTTCAGAGCGACATTACAGGCTTCAATTTCCCGTGCCACGTCACCACCAACAGGCATAATACCACCTTTACCTAACTGGTCACGGTAAGACGTGATAGAGGCACGAGCGGCACGAAGATCATCAGCAGTAGCACCACCATTCAATACGGTAGCCATTGCCCTATTCTGCTGTTCGGCCTGAAGCTGATGCAGGATATCCACCTGACGCTGATAGCCACTATTCGTTTTATCAGTCTGAGCCACGAGCTGCTTCTGCTGATTGATAGCACGAGAAAGCCATGCGTCAGAAGTCTGGGAGAGGTTGCCCATGTGCTTCTGAATGTTGACCATTTCGCCCTGAAGAATCTTAATTTGATCGGTGATGGCCTTGTAT